TATTAGCAATATCAGGAATAACAAATTTAGCATCAGTAGTATAATCTGATATCAGGACACGACCAACAGACTCATTTTCAAAGAGCTTCTGCATGGCCATGAGATTTCTTTGGTTAACTCCACCATCCTGAGGTTTTGATCCCATAGTGACTAACAATATAGCTTGGTTGGTGGTACGAGCTACAGCCATATCCATTTGCTTCATTTCCTGCTTCCAGTTTATGTCCTCCAGTACTGGATAACCCATTGGAACTGCAAACGGTTCATAATCTTGTTTTTTATAAAAAACAGCTATAAGTTTATCCGTATCCAAGGGGATAGTCACCGCGCTCATACCTACGCGTTTAGTATCATTTATTAAGTCTTTGGTTTGCTGAGGCAGGCTATCAAACACTTCTTGCTGCTCCTCTGTTTGCGGATGCCTTAGAAGCTGTAGTTCATAATCAGTCACAACTTTATAATAAACCCCTGTACTGAAAGAAATGCTTCCTTGAAGCTGTATGTCAGAAGGGTTAAGAATAATATACTTAGAAGGTATCTGCAACTCTTCAGAGGCTTGACTGAGGCCAAAAGTTTGGTTTATTTTAAATGCGTCAGACTTGTCCATCTTTGCATCAAATCTATGCATGAATACATTTCCTGACCTGTAATACTCTCTAAAGAATCTACTCTGAAGGTCATCAATGTTTATTTTTTTAAATAAAGTATCAAAAAACTCCCTAGACTTTCTACTCCCTCCTGTATAATAAAGATCGCTGATAGAGAATTCTGTCATTAGATCTATAGTATTTCTGAATACAGAAAAATTGTAATAAGCCTTTTGACACAAAATAATCGTATCCCGAACATCAATATTAGAGTTGTTGCTGACTCCATGAGAATATTTGAACGGAATCATGCCGTTATCGATATTCCTGAATCTATCTGTCCGCGGGATATCGGCAGCAGCGTTTCTGCGTCGACCTGTCTGAGAGGCTTTTGCTTCATGCATTGCCATCAGTGGTTCCGCACCTTGTTCCGTTTTCTTCCTTACAGCCATAATTTACTTTAAATTTACACTTAACCTAGCATTCTGGGAGTAAAAGTGTGATTAATTTGTTCAACTTGAGTATTTTTAAGATCATTATAGGCCTTAACTGCCCAGTTTCCTAACATTAAAGTAGTGTAATTATCCTTTCTAGCACGGTTAGCGGAAGTGCTTCTTTTTAAGTGCTGGGGAAGGTCAAAAGTCTGAACTCCTTTCGCTGTGGTTTTAACCTCAACTAACGCACATTGTTTTCTGGTTTGATAAATTATGTCATCTTGGAACTCAATCAAGTCCCCCTTATTTTCATAAGGCATTAGCTTGACAGGAACAGCTTGAGCCGAAGCTTTATCAAAGAAGCTGCCGCAGGCGGCAGTCCGGGAAGCGAACCAAATCCTTTTATGATCTATAGAGGCCTGAAGATACTCATTAGCCTCGCGAAGAAAAGTACTTGAAAATAACTGCTTGAAACAAATAACGTTTTCTTTTACGTTATATTGGCTTTTAGCTTTCATGAGCATTTGCTGATAATCGTTTCCAGTCTTGTCGCTATTAAAATCAAAAAACTTTAAGTCTATCTTAGCATCTCTAAAAAGCTCTGACTCGTTTGCGCTATCTATAAATTGATATCCAGCGTTATCTATGATTAATAACTCTATTTTAAAGCTGGTCATCAAGTAAAAAAGATATTTTATATGGTCTTTTAAGTCCCCGCCTGCCACAGCATAAGCATGAACTAATGTAGACTCATTACCTTTTTCTTCATCGAGCTCCAAAACAGACATAGCAAAATAATCCGAACTTGGACTATTACTAAAACTCGGATCGATTGCTAAAATGTATTTTTTTTCGGAGTCCCCTTTTATTAAAGTATGTTGTTTTTCTCCATCCGGGATAGTGCAGTTATGCATTTTTTTCGCACTAAAATAACTATCACTTCCATCAGTAAATTGAGCACAATACTCTCTTTGAAAAGAGGAATTCGATGAGCCTCCAGACTGCGCTTCCTCAATAACTGTGCTATCAATCATGTCAGGAGGAATAGAATCAAAAGCCATCTGAGATATAAAATAATTAGACTGCTGTATATCTTCGGAGTAGATGTTATTCATCCACTCTTTGTATGTTTTATACAGATTCTCAAAACTAAAACTAGCAGAAGATAAAGCTATCATTTTGGAGTTGTTCTGAAATTGAATCCTATCCTCTTCTTTCATGTGGCCTTTTTTAATTAACTCATCTTCCATTTCTCGTATCTTGATACGTTCAGCCATATCTTGAGGGGCGACCAAAAAGGGCATAAGTACTGTTTTGATAGTTTCCTCTGGCAGAAGTAAAAACTCGTCGAGGACTAGAATGTTAGCGCGGAAGCCACGAATCTTTTCTCCGCTAAGTGGGATTGCTGTAATTGTACCTTCATTTATTTTCCATTCAAACTGGTCGTTACGTTTGGATTTGGCGCCAAAAGCATGAGCTAACATTTGCGCCTCCTTCGATTCAACTATTTTTTCCAAGTTGTTGAATATAAATCTAGCGGTACGAAAGGTAGGTCCAGCAATTAGTATTTTAGTTCTAGGCTCGAAAATACATTGTAAGAAACAATATACAGCCGCGATAAAACTCTTACCACATCCACGTCCCCATACGCACATGCTAAAGTTGCGATTGAAAAAAGCTTTTAGTGTTATCTCTTGATATAGGGCGAGCTTAATCCCAGAAAGAAGCTCGGTGGTAAACCCTAAATTAGCCCGCATGAATTTAGCTAAAGTAATTTTAGCTTGTCGATCTGGCAGCTCCCCTTTTAGATCAAGTAACTCTTGATTTAAATTAGGTATAGGTTTTGAGTATTTTTCGGGACAGTACCACATTATAATAATTTCAAATCATAAGCAAGTTGTAGGTCATGCTTTTCTTTTAAGACGTTCGACAATAAAAGTTTTTTTATTATGCGTACGCATTCTTTTCTACCATTAACAAAAAGAAACTGTATATGAGGAAACTCTTGAATCAAATCCCTTACATTATGGAAGATAAAATCAGGAGTGACTCTAGTATTTTTTTTGTAAACGTAAGGGAGCCTGTTAAAAGCTAAGCACTCATCAAGCTTCCTTTCTACTAATATCACCATGTAAGCATCTTCTTCCGCGGCTCTATTTATTTCATTCTTAAATCTTTCTAAGCCGGAACTTAAAGTACCTATCAAGTCGGGAACAGACTTTCTTTCAATATATGTGTTATGAGTTTTCTCTTTGTCGTTTAAGCAATAATCGCCAAACTTTAACCCTTTGACCTCAGTTGGAAAATCATTTATCTTTAGTGGGTTTTGTTCTCGAGAATCTATATAAATTAAATGCTCATTTGAAAAAGTCTCCTCGTACTCTTTTTTGATAGGGATGTTTTTAAATTTATTTTTAAAACCTATTTGTTCGCAAAGCTGATAATAACTATCAAAAATAACTTCATAGTAAGATATAGGAGGTATGGGGAGAGTTCTAAGTTCAACTTGAGTAGGAGTATACTTTAAATTTTTTTCGGTTTTTCTTTTTTCAAGAATATTTCTACAATATTCCTGAGCTTTTTCTATAGGGATTCTTTTTAACCAGTGCTTTAGATTTCCCTTACTGTTGAAATCAGAAGCGAAGTACTGGTCTTTATTTTTAAATTTTATTAAATGTCCTGTATGTAAATCTTTCCTTGGGTAATGCTTATGGTAATAGTCAGCAATAGATAATTTATGAGCCTTCAGATGAAGATGAAGACCTTTATCTTTTTCAAATTCTTTTCCACATTCTTGACACTTAACCATTTAAAACTTCTTCTTCGCTAATGCCCATGATACGCGATTTTATATCCTCCATAGAGCTTAGTCTTTCAATCTCCGCGGATACATTTTTCTTCCGTATCTCGGCGATCTTTATCATTTTATTCCTAGACTCTTCATCTTTCCAAAGTTCCACAAGGTTTAGTATAGAGGCAGATTCTTGCAAAACCTTGCTGAGCCTCTGGCTTCTTTTTTCTTTCAACTCATTAAGGAGTTTAGTCTGTCTATTAACGCATTGATTGTATTCGGTTTGCGCAGTGTTGATCGCCTCTACTAAGCTCATAGCCATTCTGCGCCCCTCGGTATCTTCCGCGTTTTGATCTAGTAGAGTTTGCAGCCTTTCTACTCTCCTTTGTATATTTGAGGCTATAACTACCTCCGCAGAGAGCACTATGTACTGATCAACTTCCTCTTGAGAAAGATCGGACTTATCCCAAGTATATCTAACAAAGCTACTCTCAAATAACTCGCGATCCGTCTCAATTGCATAGGTACTAATTTGATGTAAGAACCTGAATGTATGCATATAAGCAATTAAGGTGTTCATGTTCCTTTTTATCTTGGGGGTTATTTTTTCTTTATCTATGCCGTTGTGTACGTATTTATTAACCCTTACTATTGCCCTAGATTCCGATTTAGGAGGAGCGTATCCTCCCTCTACGGGAACTTCGTCATTAGTATCTGAGTACTTAACTTGATTAGGAAGTTCGTTAATGTATTCAGCGACTACCTTGTACCTTAAATCTAAAGCTGCTATTTTATTGTCTTCAAAAATTAAACGCGCCATATCCATAGGCTTCATGGCGCTACAATTATTATCTATAAATTCTTTTTGGTCTTCTGTCAGCTCAACTTTTTCTTTTGGGTAATACTTGTGAGAAACTTTTGCGTTTAAACTCTTTTCAGCTAAAAACTTTTTTACCGCTCTTCCGTATTTCGATCTTCCATCTACCATTTCCTCTGGGATATCGGGAAACACAAGTTTTATTAATTCCTTAATATAAGGAGGGTCATCACTCCTTTTATTCCACTCTTCTAAAATGGCCAACTGTTGGTCTTCGTTAAGATCTATATTTTTAGACTTCATATTATTTCAACCTCGCCGCTATGTATTATCTTTTTTACTTTTTGTATTATGGCCTTCTTGACGTTTTTTATTTGTTTGTACCCCGGAACTCTATTTTTCTCGTTAGTTTTATAACCCATTAGAGTGGCAGCTTTTTCCTCTGAAAGATTGTCTATGTATAGAGCTTTGTATATTTTCCATTCCGCGGGTTTTAAAATTTCTTTCATTTTTGCGTTTAATTTATTCATGAGTGATATTATATCTATATCACTATATTCCGCTGAATTTATTTCATATTCATGATCATTTATAGATACTGGAAGTTTGGCGTCATAAGCTTGTTTTCTAGTCCTGACCCAATTTGCGAATAGCGGACAAGCTTCAGATTGCTTGCCATAGATATAACATAAATCCCCAGACTCAGCTGCCGCGCATTTCAAACATGGACGACAGTAATTGCCGTAATTGTTACGTATAAGATTTTTTATTTGGTTAGATATAATCCTGTTGATCCAAGGATTAAGAGGTTTTTTAGGATCATAAAGATGCCACTTCCTAAAAATATGAATTCTTAGAATCTGTGAGACATCGTCGAAATCCATCCAAGCAAGAGCCGTCAAGTTCCACTTAGACTTTCTTTTTCTTATTTCGACATCTATCTGTCCTATAAAGTCTTCAAACTGAGGTTTACGTTTGGGCATCGTTAGAGCGGGATGACCCAGCATCTCTTAGAAAATCTTGCGCGATAGTTTCTTTTGAATAGCTTGAGTCTACCTCCCTCTGATAGCCGTCGTCTATACTGTTTGGATTTGACCCCGCAATGTCTTCCAGTCTAGTCGGCCGCACCCTTCTCTCTCCTTGAATCTCGAAATCTAATTTACTCATATTCGTAGAAAAGTACTCCTCTTCTTCTTCCTCAATTTCTACTCTTGCTACACTGGGTACGGGTTTAAATACTTTCTTAGCTGGAGATATACTCGCTGTAGAAGTAAATGAACTACCGCAGCTAGCACAAAACTTCGGCTTATTCAGAGAATATTCAGTACCGGAACCGCAAGATAGACAATACATTTTCATAAATATGATTACACAAAATATATTATTAAAAAATAAAGGTTTTTCAAAAAAAGTGTATTACATAATAAGTATGCAGGATTCCAAATTCACTAATGCGGACGGCGTAGAATACGAATTATTATGGAAAAAACCACATTATAAGTATAACGCAGAAGGACTTTGCTGTTCTCCCGAAGCAGAAAACCCCCAAATACTAATAGATCCCAACTTGAAAGATCGGCGAAAAATGAGCGTTTTAATAGAAGAAATAACTCACGCCTTCTTTTGGGAAAAAAACGAAAGGGAAGTGAGAAAGTTCTCTTCTACGTTATCTAAATTAATTCAAAAGAATATCAATAAGTCTCGTTCTCGTTAATTTTTGTAACTATAAATTTAGTTAGTTCTGATCTTACGATATCTTCTTCATTGAACTCAAAAGTATGAATCCCCATTTTCTTACTCTCTTCGTCACTGAAAATATCAAAGAGTTTTAAAAATCCTCCTCTATTACCATTTTTTAAATCAGTTTGCATTGGGTCAGCCATAATAAAGCATCTAGAATATTTACCTATTCTTGTTAGTACTGTAACTATTTCCCTGAAAGAACTGTTTTGGGCTTCGTCTAGAAGAATAGCTTTTCCGTTCCAACTCATACCTCTTGCGAAGTTCACCGGATGAATAGAAACTCTCTTTTCTTTTTGCAGCTTCTTTACGGTATCTTCGCTTAAGAGTTCATCCAACTTGTCCATGAATGGTAAGTTATAATAATGAAGTTTTTCGTCAGCGTCTCCGGGTAGAAAACCTAAACGTGAATCAGAACTTTCCACTGCTGAGCGCATGTAAATAACGTCAGAGACTTTCGAAGTATTTAGTAATTGAAGTGCCGAATAAACAGCAGTTAGTGTTTTCGAGCTTCCCGCTGGGCCTTTGCATAATATTAACCTTGTAGATTTGTCTAAAGAAATGTCTATAAAACGTTTTTGCTTTTCTGTCCAAGGTAGTTCATCTATGTAAAAATTATCCCTAGGCTTTATTGGATCCCTTTGATGAATTTTAATCCGTCCGTCCGCAATATCGAGAGAATCGAAATCTCCCGTACTCTTTACTTTTGACATCACAATCATTTTACACTGAAAAAAGTGTAATAAACAAAGAAACTTATGAGTGACATTTCTCAACTAGCGCCAGAGGTGATGAATGTGGCTACTAACCTAGCTAATTTATCACAAGGTCAGATGGATAAAGAAAAAGTGGAGGGGTTTTTAGAAAGCCTTATTGGGGAGTATGGATGGCTATTGTTAATAGCTGTCGCTACCATAATGGCAAAAGATATGATAATGAACTTTGCTCAAGGCATCCTTGTCTTTATGGGAAATAATTTTAACAACGATGACATTATTTATATTTCTGGTCGTCAAGCACGTATAGTTCGCGTCGGAATTCGTAATACGGTTTTCTACATGACGGACCGCAAAACTAAGATGTTGGTACCCAATGAGCAGTTAAAACAACTTACGATTGAAAAAACTTTACCTAAAAATGGCGGGGAGCCTTACCTACCCAAAGCTAGTGATACTAGTTTTATTAGCTGGGAAGAAGTTCCAATAAATCCTCCGCCTATGCAGGTTGAAGTGGTAGAAAAACCTACCAGAAGGACAAGAAGTAAAAAATGAAAAAAATACTATTTTTATGTATTATATTTATAAGTCTCGGCGCAAAAGGGTGCATGTCAGTTGACGAAAAAGGCAGGTTAGAAAAAATCAGGTTCTCTGTCCCTGCGTTTTTTCAAGTCGAAATGGATTATTACAAAGATAGGGAGAATATAGGTAGGCCAATCATCAGGACTAATGCCCCGGGAACAGTCTTGTTAAAACCTGAGAATTTATCTGTTAGAACCAACGCTCCAATAAGTCTATGGGAGCCTGCTGGAAAATTAATGGAAATG